ATAGTGTTTCGCGGGTGCTTGAAGAGGTTGCCCAGCGGTTCATTAGTTAGTATGAGCTATTGCTAACAATCGCACCACACGACACGCTACGGCGTGTCTTTTTTGTTTTGGTGGACACATTAAAACCCCCTTGCACCGCCAAGGGATGCAAGACACACAGAAGGAAGGAGGCTAAATATGCCAAATGATTTGAAAAAAGGAGCTGCAGCAAAAACAACATCAAAGTCGAAGCAAGGAGCCAAAAACAAGCAAATGTATAACTGTTCCCGCTGCGGAAAATTGTTCGCCAGTCAATCTGGCAATTTCTACAAGTCTCCCTCAACGATGTACCGTGGGAACAACCAGTTTTTGACGATATGCAAGGCTTGTGTAAAAGAGCTGTTTTTGTATATGAGCGATGAAGTTTTTGACAGAGATTACGATAAGGTTGGCGAGTTGCTTTGTGCGATGACGAATACCTATTTCGATCTCGATGCATGGCGGGTCACTGGAAGGGCTTTGCCAATTCGAGAGCGTCTAGGTAGGTATTTTTCAATGTTCAACTTACCCCAGGTAAGGCATAGCGACTACACAGAAACGGTTATTCAAAGGCTCGATATAGAAGCCAATAATTTGCTAGTGATAGAAGCCGAGGAAAGACTGGAAAAAAATGTGTCTACTGAGACAATGAGAAGGTTTGGGCTTGGGTTTACTGAACAGGATTATGAGACCTTACAGTATGAATATGACGACTGGGTAGATAAGTATGGGTTGCCAGAAGATAAGCGGCAAGACGAGTTATACAAATGCACGTGCTATCTCAAACTACAGCTACAAAAATCCATACAAGGTGGAGACAGTGGCGTAGGAGCACTATCAAAAACCTATAAAGAGTATGTAAATACTACGACTATTGAGCTTGAGGAGATGAGACAGAGAAAAGACGATGCAATGAAGCTGGATCCGATGGGAGTTTGGCTCCACGATATCGAAACATATGCCCCCGCAGAACTTCACAAGAACAAATCTCTCTACGAAGATAGTGATGGTATTGGTAAGTATGTAAGCAGGTTCATTACTCGTCCTTTGAGAAACCTTCTCACCGGTTCCAAGGAGCTTGACAAAGAGTTCAATCTTTCGGACACGGAGAGCTGATTTTATGGAAGAGAGATTAATGTTGGACTCGCGGCAGGAGAAGATACACGAAAAAATGCCGTCGATGCACTACCTCAGCGAGAAAGCAAATGTTGAACGAATTTTAATGTGGGCTACATACTACAGGCGAAACCCCTCGAGGTTTGTAGAGCACTATCTTGGGCTTACGCTCCATTTGTATCAGCACATCATCATTTATCTTATGAGCACCGTATCAAGTTTTTGTATAGTCGCCGCACGTTCGGCGGCTAAATCATTCTTGATTGCGGTGTTTGCCTGTGCAGAAGCAATATTAAGACCAGGGGCGCGTATCGTCGTTGTTTCGACGACGGTAAGACAGGCTAGGCTTATTGTTACTGAAAAGATAAAGAAAGAGATTCTGCCAAATTCGCCAATGCTTGCGGCTGAAATAAAAGGGATCAAAGACAACCAAAATAACATTGAGATATTTTTCCATAACACCAGTTCTATCGTTGTTATTGCCGCAAATGAAAATGCTCGTGGCTATCGTGCTACGGTATTGATTTACGAAGAGTTCCGCATGATAGCAAAGGATATCATTGATAGCGTTCTGTCGCCGTTTTTATATGTAAGGCAGGCACCCTATTTAAAGCTATCGGAATACGAGCATATGGCAGAGGAGCCGAAGGAAGTTTATATCAGCTCCGCGTGGTATCAGAGCCACTGGATGTGGAGCTTAGTTCAAATGTTTACCAAGGACATGTTTGCAAAAGGCACGTCCTGTGTTATCGCTCTCGACTATAGTATTACGCTTAAACACAATATAAAAACAAGGAACTATTTGATTAAGGAGCGGAAAAAGCTCGACCCAATAGCTTGGGCTATTGAGTATGAAAATCACATGATTGCCGAGAACACACGTTCGTTCTTCAATTACAATCAGCTTAATAAAAACCGTAGGCTGAAACGTGCTTTCTATCCGAGGCGCAATGAAGAGGTGTTGCTAAGGCAGAAAAGCAAGTATGAGATTCCACGGCAAGCTGGAGAAGTAAGGATCGTCTCATGTGATATCGCTATGGAAGAGGGAAAAAACAACGATAACTCAGTCTATTCGTGCATTCGCTTGTTACCGGAGAGTCAAGAGTACAAAACCACAGATTCTTCGGGTGAACATATCGAAGTGAAAAAGGGATATCGCCGTCAGGTTGTTTATCTCGAAACGATGCACGGCGGGGAGACGAATAAGCAAGCAATCAGAATCAAGCAACTTTATTCCGACTTTGACGCAGATTATTGCGTTCTGGATGGACGGAATGCTGGTGGATTATGCCGTTCTGCATAGAAATATGCGGAATAATTATCGCGGAATTAAGCGGGGACGCTGAGATGCCAACCCGAACCGAAGGCTGTCAAAATGGCAGTCAGGGGCAACGCATAGGTGCTGAAAAGATATAATGCACCCACGAGGCCGCGACACCTAAAATATAAAAGCAAGGAATGCAACACGCAACTTTCCGGATATTTGTATAATGGTGAAAAGATATGCTGAACTAACAGGAATACAACTGTTAGAGCTATTGGATAAAAAACCAATAGGGTAACAAATGATATCTCTTTATGATTCGTTGGCGAAAGTACTTTACGACGAGGAGAGGAGAATTGAATATCGCCCTTGGCGCTGTATGAACGACACCAAGGTTGCGAACCGCATTCAAATTGCTGGTGCGGACGAAATTCTATATGTTGTCAAGGCGCATCTACGGACAAATAGCGATATTGCGGAGGCGATGCGAACAGCCCTTGACTCTGGCATGATTGACTTGCTGATTAGCGGTACTGAAGCGATAGACGAGGTGTTGGCAAATATCCCGGAGTATCCCACTGCCGATGTTGACACGCAACTATATTTTGAACGACCGTACTTAGAGACAGTCGCGCTGATTAACGAGATGATTAATCTGGAATACGAGCGGACTGATCAAGCTGGGCTAATAAAAATATCTAACACCAGTGACCGTAAAGACCGGTATACATCGGTTTCTTACGGCAATTATTTTGCCCAAATGCTCGAACATGATTTGCTTTCAGACAGCTCAGACTATGAGTATGTCCCATTATTTAACTGATTGAAGGAGGTGAGATTCATTGGCTGAGAGCAAAAGACCTTGGTTTCGCTTTTGGGAGCAAAATGCTGGTGGAAGTACCATGCATGAGGAGAGCGCTGCATCTAGTCCCAATGCAAGAGTAGAGGCGCACGAGTTTAATAGCAACATTCCAAACTCATACATCCGCCTGTTGAGAGATGGCAGCACGGAGGACATGCCATATACGACTAAGCAAATAAGGCAATTTGCGCGGAATCCTATGCACAACATCGAACCTCTGCGTGAATTGGCACGTTGGGCTTACTACACAAACGGTGTTGTTGCAACCGCCATCGACTTTATGCGGTCGCTGCACACATTGGATACGGTCGTTGCCAGCAAATCCAGACACTCTGATGGTAAATATCCAGCGAATTTCAAAAAGAACAAAGCCAAAATGGTTAGCACACTTCAGACGATCCGCTACAAGCAGATAATTCGAGACGGGATTCTGAAAGATGCAAACGATGGTATGTATGCGGCGTATTTTGAAACAGTTTCATCTACTCCTGATTATAGGGCTGCTTTGACCGATCTTGATATTTATAACATTACTGAGATCAATGCACTTGGAGTAAATGCAATGGTTATCTCGCTTCCGATTGATTATGTTCGCATAATCGGGAGAAAAAATAACAGCTATCAAATAGCTTTTGATCTTCGATACTTCTCAACCATTGATGAATCAAACCGGAAAAATAAACTCTTAGGTTTCCCAAAGGAAATTCAAGAAGGCTATTTGAAGTACGAGACAGGAGACCTCGATGCTCCGTGGCTGAGGTTGGACAACAACAAGACTATTGTTACAAAAATCAAGAGCGAGATATCTGATCCGTTTGGGATACCTTTCGCAGTGGCTGCTCTGGATGATGTTCGGTACGCCCAGTATTTTATAGATACAAAACGCAGGGTGCTGGATTCGGTTAACAATCAAGTTGTCTACGAAACATTTCCGGAGGGCAAGGAAAAAGGCACATCTGCGCTCACTGCCTCTCAGCAGGAGAAACAGCACAATATGGTAAAAGGTGCGCTGTCGGGCAGTAACTCCAGCTCTAATGGGGTTTCGTTCTTCTCATTGGCTTCGGGGACAAAGCTCGACTCTATCTCTCTTGATATTTCAATACTGGACGAGAAAAATGAGACTTCCATCACAAATGCGGTCAACAAAGATTTGGGGTTCAGTGCTGCGGCGCTCGATGGCAGCTCAACAGGCAACTACTCAACCGCAAATCTAAACTTGGAATTGGTCGCGGCTAATGTTTACACATGGATCGAGGACATTGTTGAAGAGCTGAACA